TATAGATTGGACTTTCTTGCTACCAAACCAAACGATTTACCACTTCATATACCAGAATTGAAATTTGATTCTATGATCGTGACCATTTATTCGGGTATTTATGGTTGTGGCAAAACAAGGCTACTTAAACAATTATTAAGTAATGTTAATCATCACGTTGTGGTTAGTCCGGTTAAAAATTTATGTGATGAATACAAGGAAGATGGCTTCAAAGCTTACACTCAACACACTATATTTTTAAAATCTTTTGAAGGTGCAGTACTCGTTATTGATGAAGCTTTCACCTTCTACGTCGATTATATTTTAATGTTGATCGCTCACGTGCAACCTCGACGAGTTTATCTCATGGGTGATCCTGGACAAATTGGTGCAATCGATTTTTCAAAAGCTGGTGATTTTGATAAGTACCAAAGATTCACAGATGTTTATTCAAAAGTGCTCAATCAAGTAACAAACAGATGTCCACAAGATATAGCATATATATCTCGAGGTTTAGGTTACAGAGAAGCACAATCTACTGTGCCTATATCAACTTCGATTTATTTTGTTAAAGGTGGTTTATACGATGTATCTCACATCAAAGGTTACTATGGACCAGGACCTGTTTACGTGTTTAACAGAGAAACAGCCGTCATAAATGAGATAAGTACAATACATCGTGAACAAGGTATGTCCAATTACACCACTTATTTTTACATCGATGTGAATGCTATATCATCTGATTATGCATCCATGATTTCACATGTCACCGTAGCTATGAGTAGACATTCAAACAAGTTAGTCGTTATTGGTGAAAATTCACATTTTGATTACACACTTGATTATTATGGATCAAACATTCATATGAATATGGCGAAATATGACATGCAAGTCACTGATTCACTTGTCCCGGTTAGTATGCTGGCTGATGTTAACGCCGGACTTAAAAATCAAGTTATTCCTATCAAGATCATTTACAATCCCATATCATTACCTGTTTATGATATCAGAGAAGTTTTCACTATTATCAAACGAGTTTTCAAGATACCAGCTGCATTCGAAGATATATTTAGCGTCGTAAATACGAGATTAGACTTCGGTGGCACTCAAAAAGTGTTAATAAAACCGGAGAAAATGTTAGAATATATAAGACCAGCTGTACGTGGTTACATGATATTACCTGAGGCACCAGCAGCCAGAAGCCAGGGTAGTGATTCACTTACTTGTGTCGATGCAGCGTTGAGAAGACACGACAGAAATATTGTTAGAATGTCGGAAGAAATGGCCGTTCAATCAGCAGCCGATATGTTAAATGCAATGAGTGAAAAATTTGTCAAGAAATTACCTGACATCAAAACAATCGTCACTTTCGAAAACGAACGTAATCAAAGGATTTACAATTCATTAAATCGAAAAGGAAAAGTATTTGTGCAACACCTTGCTCAATTCCGTGACGATGATTCACAACGTATGCATCATTTAACTCAATATCTAAGATCAATTGACAAGAAAGTCATGCCAAGAGCTGAATACGACAAGTTACTCGATAACAAGCAGGCGTTTTACGTTCGATTCTTTCCAAAATATCAAATAAAACCTGATATGAAAGTCAATCCTTTTGACAAGGACAAAGCTCCACAGGGAGTCTCATCTTACGATAAATGCGTGAATGTACTATTCGCCACTTTTGCCAGGCAATTCGCTCAAGTCATTCAAAACTTTTTAAAGACTGAAGTCATTTTTGCGGCTAACATGTCCGACGCTGAACTCTCAGCTACGGTAGGTGCTGTTTGCAAGAAACACACCAAAACATTTATTGAAAAATTTATGCTTGGTGATTTTACACAATTCGACAGCACTCAATCATTAATGGCCGC